CGTTGAGGTACTCAGTTGATGGAATGGAAGAGATAGCACAAGCAGTCACTTCCGAATCATATGCAGTTTCAGCTGTAGCCTCTGCAGACTGAGCGTTGTCGTAGTCAGTCTGTGCGGTAGTTAGATTGCTAGTAGCTGTAGTCAGCTGTGCAGCTGTGTGAGTAGCAGCAGCAGTAAATCTAATCTCATAGATTTTCAGACCTTTCTGTTTAAGAATAGGGTACTCATCTGTACGCTCATCACCTAACACATAACCACTAGCAAAAGTAGTATTACTGTACTGACCAATAACAGTTCCGTCATTAGTAACGATGTACTTAGAACCATCATAGACCACACCTGATTTTACAGTTTGGTTGTAATCAGTGTCATAGGTAGTAGTTACTTCAAACAGGGAGCTTTCGACACCAGTCTGACCGTCATCAGTTTCAGCAAAGGTAGCGCCGAACTCATTCAGATCTTCTAACTCAGCTGCTGTGGTGTTAATAGCAGTACGGTAAGCATTAAGATCAGATTGCAAATTAGTATAGTTACAACCACTAGGCACACCCTTAGTACCGGGTGTACCCATCTCTACCTTACGTGGTTGTCCATCAGACAGTCCCCAGATACGGAAGATATTATCATCGTACTGGGCAACATATTTTTCACCTGCATCCCGAAGGATTGAAAACCACCTGCCAGAAGTTGAAGCATCTTTGAGTTGAGCTACAAACTTACCGCCAGGCCGCTTCAGCATTCCCAAAGCGTAGTCGGGGAAGACGTTCTGTGCGTCCACCACCTGACCAGGAAATTTCAAGTTGTCGGGTTGTTGAGAAATGCCAAGCAGAAGGGTTGGGATCCTTTGGGTCAGTGTACTCATCTTATCAGCGCATTGAACGGTTGATAGTTGTTATAATAATTCTCACCATCACGCCAACCAAAGATGCTGTAATCTGCTTGATTACAATCATACTCCAGTGCAGCAGCTCGGGTTTGAAGTTCTTGTTCCTGTAGGAGTTGGAACAAAGTTGTATCACCCACCATTTTATTAGCTGCAAGCCGTGCAGCCCTGGCGGTGATGTACAGTTGGATAGCAGGAGGAACATCCTCAAACTCAAACAACCAAGTTACATCGGCTTCAATTTTATCATCCCACTCATAGGTGTGCTTCAGTCTATCGTAGAACTTACCATCCCGACGCACTGGATCAAAGTCATCACGGTGCTTGAACTTGGTAGTATCTAACTGAAGAACGTTAGTAGGATATGCAATATGTTTGGTCGTTGAATCCGGGGTGAATTCGTAGCCACGCTCAACGTTATAGTTCCAACCTTCAGCTTGAACTTGTTTGTTAACTTCACGCAGGGTGGTAAGAACGATAGCTACTTCAGGATTTTGTAGGTCGAGTGTGGTGACAGGAGCCTGTCCCACAGAGCTTAGTATTTGGTTAACAGCATCCAGTTCTGTGGACGCAGCATATGTGGCAGGCATAGTTCAAAATAAAAAAAAGGAGCCCCCGAAGGAGCTCCCGTTGAACAAATATTTAATTGGATCAGAAAGCGGCAGGCTTGGTAGCGGTGCCAGCAAACAGTTCCACGCAAGCAGCGGGGTTCAGGTAATCAGCACCCATGGCAAGACGACCAAGGATAACGTCGCCCTGGTAAACCACGGACACGTCACCGCTGGTGACTTGGACCTGAGGACCGATAGCCTCAACACAGCCTGCACCTTCGCGCTGGAAGATCAGACCGCAGCTGTTAGCGAATTCGGTTTCTTCACCGTACTCGTTGTTGATACCGGTAACATCGTTAGCAGCATCCTCAACAGCCTCAGACACGAACGAACCGGTGTTACCAGGATCGGTGATACCGGGGTTAGTGGCAGAGCCAGTACCATACTTGGTACCGTACTGGGAGAAGAACGGAATGTTCATGGACTTGTAGATCTTGATACCGGCGATCTCAACGATGCCGTTACCACGCTGGCGAGCAGTACCTTGCTCGTCGCGGTTGATCAGACCATTCTCACCAACCTGTTGGATCAGTGCATAGTACTGACGGGGGTTCAGAACGCCCACACGGCCTTCCTGGCTGACACCCTTTTCGTCAAGAGCAGCAGCTGCATCATAGAAAGCAGTGACCAGATTGTTAGCGTTGTAAGCGTCAGAAGCGTTAGTGGTAGCACCAACACGAATCTGAGTACCACCAGGCTCAACGAAGTTAGTCTTGGTGATGGGGGATGCAGCACGTGCACCACGGGTCAGAGCACGGAAGATCAGACGATCGTACTTCTGAGCCAGAGCATAACCGATCTTACGGGAGATCTCGCTACGCAGGTCGTAATGCGACAGAACTTCATCGAGTTCGTACACGAAAGCCGAGCTGATCAGAAGGTCATCACAGGTGATGGTCTTCTCAGCCACCGGGGGCGCACCATCGGTGTTACCGAGGATAGCGTTGCCGGGAGTATGGAACTCAGCCTTGGTGTGTCCAGTGTAGATGAACTGGAGACTCTTGCCGTTCTTGAGGGTACGCTTCATCACAAGGTCGCGGGCGATCGCATTGTGCTGGAAGCCTTTGAACATCTCACCGCTAAAAAGCTTGAGATACAGAGCGCGGGCGTCAGTCCCGCCATTACTAGCGCCAGGCCTCGTTAGGCTCGTGGTCAGAGTAGAAGATTGTTGTGCCATTTTAAGGAGTAAAGTTTATAGACTTGCTCCCAAACGTTTGGAAAATTTTTTTGTGGTCTATCCCACCGTCTAGACGGCGAAGGGTGTCCTCGTAAGGGCCTACGCCAAGAGGAGCCAGGTCCGACTCTGAGGTGCCTGACTCCCGCTAATTACAGAAGGTCTTTAAGACACTTCTTTTGTTTGCGACACTGTGGTTTTTTATCACCACATTGTCCACAACGTTTGAACACAGAAGGGTTCTCCTTACTGGGATCAAGACGGGTAACGTTAGCTTTTACCCTTTTGGATTGTTGAGCCATTAGAATTTGGTGGCGTGAGAGATGTAAGCGATGCCGCGATACTTCAGCTTGGCTGCCTTTTCAGCTGCCTTCTGCTCCCGAACACGGGCTTGAACTTCAACAGTAGTCATTGTAGTAAAGGAAGTACCTGACCCCCGTTCCATGATCAGGTGACATGCGTCCCACTAAGGGGGATGAACGGACGGCATCTATGCCTCAACCGATGGAGGGTGCGGCCAAGGCGACAGGAGTTGTTTCAACAGAAGCAAGGTCCAGAGGGAAGTTGTGAGCATTTCGCTCGTGCATGACTTCAAACCCCAGGTTCGCTTGGTTAAGGATGTCGGCCCAAGTACGTACAACACGTCCCTGAGAATCAAGAAGGGACTGGTTAAAATTAAAGCCGTTAAGATTAAAAGCCATCGTGCTGACACCAAGAGCAGCGAACCAAATACCAACGACAGGCCAAGCAGCCAGAAAAAAGTGAAGGCTGCGAGAGTTGTTAAAGCTTGCATATTGGAAAATCAAACGACCGAAGTAGCCATGGGCTGCAACGATGTTGTATGTCTCTTCCTCTTGACCAAACTTGTAACCATAGTTCAGCGACATGTCCTCAGTAGTCTCACGAACGAGCGAGGACGTAACCAGCGAACCGTGCATCGCAGAGAACAAGGACCCACCAAAGACACCTGCGACTCCAAGCATGTGGAAGGGGTGCATGAGGATGTTGTGTTCTGCCTGGAAGACCAACATGTAGTTGAACGTACCAGAGATGCCGAGCGGCATAGCGTCAGAGAAAGAACCCTGACCGAATGGATAGACAAGGAACACTGCAGAGGCAGCAGCGACAGGTGCGGAGTAAGCAACAAAGATCCAAGGCCTCATGCCTAGTCGATAGCTAAGTTCCCACTCTCGTCCCATGTAAGCATAGATGCCAATGAGGAAGTGGAATACGACGAGCTGGAATGGACCCCCGTTGTACAGCCATTCATCAAGTGAAGCAGCTTCCCAAATTGGGTAGAAGTGTAGTCCGATGGCATTGCTGCTCGGAACGACGGCTCCCGATATGATGTTGTTACCATACAGCAGGGAGCCTGCGACGGGTTCACGGATTCCATCAATGTCAACAGGTGGCGCTGCCACGAAGGCAACGATGAAACAAATGGTGGCGGCGAGGAGACACGGAATCATCAGTGTTCCGAACCAGCCGACATAGAGACGATTATTAGTCGAAGTTACCCAGGCACAAAACTGATCCCAGGCACTTGACTGTTTTTTCAGAGCGATTGAAGCAGTCATTAAAGTAGTAAGTGCGTGTGTTTGTTCGGGTATGTATGAGCGCACTTTGGTAAGGGCTGGCAAGGCGCTTGTCCAGTCCAGCCCTGTACTTTAATATCAGAAGCGGTACTTCAGACCAGCCTTAGTACCGTAGGAATTCGTGTCATCGAAAGCAGCAGAGATCTCACCGTACACGGAAAGAGCTTCGGTCACGCCAACACCGCCACCGACTTTAGCAGTCAGGATGGTTTCAGCTGCACCGCCATCAGGAGAGACAACAGTAGGACCGCCTTGAAGATACCAAGAGGCAGGACCTTCAGCACCGTCAACACCGACGTGGAAGTCAGTAGAGGTACCAGTGTAATCAGACCCGGTGAAACCGGAGTTTGCTTCCACGTTCACATAGGGAGCAGCGAAAGCAGGAGCAGCCAGCAGAGTAGCGGCGGGGAGGATAGCGAGGAATTTCATGCGATTTTGAGTTTGTTTTTCTTAGCAGTTTTAGCGGCGCGTTTAAAGTTAGCAGCCGTGGGTGCGCCTTTAGCCCCAGGCTTTCTCATTTTTTCACCACTGCCAGCAGCGATACGCTTGCGCTTGGCGTGGATGTTTGCATAGAGACCAGGCTTAGCCATTTAACATTTCCATTTACGTAGAGCAAGTGCCTTACGGGTGGGTCGGCCTTTCTCGTCTTTCATCGGCCCAGGGTTGCCAGACATTCTGGCACAGAAGGACCGCTTGCGTGGACCACCCTCTGGCTGTGGAGCCTTGAGGTTTGATCCAGTCTCTCTATTATATTTAGCACGACCAGCAGCAGTCAAGCCTCCAGTCCGGGACTTGTGCTTTCCGATCTTGAGGCTGACTGACTTGGCCATTACTTTTTCTTTTTAGGAGTTGGCTTTTTGCGAAGTGCTTTTAGGTCTGCGCTTTCAATCTTCTTAGGATTACCCGCAACCGCTGCAAGCTTCTTTTGTTTTGGTGAGTACTTACCGTAAGGCATTACCAGATACCAGGAATAATTTGTCCAGTGAAAGCGTAAGCACCGAACGCTGCCATGATACCAATCATAGCAAAACGTCCGTTAAGTTTTTCAGCCCGCTCGTTGTGCGGCACTCCATAGGGATGGTCGGTCATAATAAGAGGTGGCTCTTTGGCCCAGATGTTAGTGTCGTTCATTAAAATTCAAGTCCAGAGCGTTCCAGTTTTTCCATGATAGCCATGCGATATGCCGGGTCATCATCGTAACGTGGATCACTCATAGCCCGTACAAGCTCAGCTTGACTACGGAAGATCTCACGAGACTGTGCAGGTTTGCCTTGAATCATCTCACCTTCGTAGCCCATGTTGTCGTTGTAACGGTACTGTAAAGCTTGCAGCGTTAGTTTAATAGCAGCAAGGTTGCCGGACTCAACCACTGAATCAAAGGCGCTAACCTCTTCTTCAGAAAAGTTTTCTGCAGCCCAGCCAACTAGCTGTTGGTACTCATCAGGACCACCAGCCAGGTTGTAGACTTCATTGACTTCTGCTTCAGACAGTTCACGTCCAGCAGGTGCAGAGTCAAATGCATCCATATCAATCGTACCCTGGTAACGCATCCAAGCATCAACCAGTTCACGGGAGGACATGGAATCAAATTTAGCTAGGGTTTCTTCAGAGAGTTCGCCAGTCTCAGCAATCTCATCGTTGACAGTCCACAGGAAATCAACCTGCTCGTCTTCCGTAGCTTCATACTCTGCCTCAGTCTCCGGTTCACTGTCCTCAACTTCATCGTCAGAACGGGAACCAAGTTTCTGTTGCAGCTCAAGGTAAGCTTTCTCAAGCTCCTTTGCATCTTTGTACTTGCCAGCAAGCCTTTCCTCTTGCTGTGCCATAAGCTCTTCGCCAATAGCGAGAGACTCAGCCTCATTGGATTCGATCGACTCCATAATAACAGAGTCGTTGGTCGAATCATAAGTCATGATTTCAGCCATATTTATTCAGTAGGGGGAACGATGGCCTCACCCATCACAGAATTTACAAGTTCACCCGCGTTGGGGTTTTTAGTAGGATCAGCAAGCGGAGCTTTCAGAAGACCGGGAGCAGCTTGGAGCTGTGCCATCTCATCTTCACGAGCCATTTGGTCGTCTTGCTCTTGCTGTTGTTGATCCATGCTCTTGACAAGGTTAAGGACATCAATGCCTTGTGCAGCAGCTAGGCGCTTGATTGCTTCGTCAGCGTTGATGTACTTCATCAGAGCTTCGGGACCAAGTGTTTGTGCAATAGTCCCAATGAAGTTGGTCAGGGATTCACGGTCTTGACCGCGACCCAAAGCATTGATACCAGCAACGATGGTGGGGTTGACCAGATCACGAGGGATCTTAGGCAGCTCACCAGAACGCTGCAGGATCAGCAGTTTTCTGTTTAGGTAAGGAACAAGAAACTCATTAGTAAGCAACGAGAACAAACCGCCAAGCTGTTGTTCTAGTTCTAACTGAGTGAGGCGTACCTCTTCTGCAGTTGTGCGCTCGCTTTGTCGGACAGTCAAGACAAGGAATGCTTCAGCCAAGCGTCGCTCAAGCTGCTGCATCATGGTCATTGCTGTGCTGAAGTCAGCAGTCTTACCCACTTGGATAACACCGATGTCTTCTGGCCTTCCTTGAACGATCGCACCGTTGCCTGCTTGGGCGATGGTGGCGGGTTTAGTGGTGCTTGAGGGTGATACCACGAAGACGACCTTAGCAGCCGCTGCAGAGCCTTCTACAAGGGACTGAGAGAGTGCGTTGAGTGACTTCAAATCACCCAGAAATTCTTCGCATCGGCCACGACCGTAGCCTTCACCATCAACGGTATTGAACCGCAGGACCAGCCAGGGGCTTGCGTCCTTAGGAGCCTTACCTTCACTACCAGGAATACGTTTATCGAGTGCTTCCTGGTGCCACACCCAACGGTTGTTGTCCAGCTTGACGTGTGTGTAGATCTCTACATCTTCGCCATGCAGGCTAGAACCGATGACGCTGTTGGCTTCTCGTTCTTCGACAATACCTTTAGGCAAAAGGTTTTTGTTGATAAGTTCTTTGGTGACGATCTCAATTACGTTACCATTACCATCACGCTCTACAACGTAGCGGTTCAGTGGGTAGTGCTTAAGACCTTCTTTACCCATGTAGATCAGGGCGTTACCACCAACAACCAAATGCTTGAGAGCTTGGTGTACAACGACACGATCACTAGAAGCAGCGATCGAGTCCATAACCATGCGCTCAATCTTGGCAAAGCTTAGGTCAAGTTCGCTACGAACATCTGCCGGGAAGTCAGTTCCCAGCTTGTCGTCACGGACTTGCAGTTTAAAGAACGTGGTCTGCGGAGGAAGCAAACTCAACATGAGCTTAGCTGCCAACGTCACCACACCCTTAGCTCCGACTGCTTGCCAAGGTTGAGTTAGTTGTTTGTGGGTTGGTCTGATCTCATCACGTTGGATAAGATAAGGAAGGGTCAGCTCAGAGCACTGAACTGCTAGATCGAGATAATGCTGGCGGTCACTGGTTAGATGATCGTACCTGCTTTTAGCTTTCATTTATCTAACTAGGAATGTTTGTACCGCCTGGTGTTGATCCAATGTTAAGAGGAATACGCAAGGAAGCGATGCCTCGACGGGAACCAAGGGTTCCTGCTTTACGTGGTTTATTAGGTTTGACACCACGCATACCAAGCATAGCGTTGGTGGTAACCGGGGGTGGTGTATATTTTTGAGGCTCAGGTTTCAACGCTTCAGCCAGTTGCTGGTTACGTTGTTCTGCAGCTCTCATTTGTGCTTCAAAAGCATTAGCTTGACGAGTAGCTTCTCGCATAGCCTCTTGCCTTCGATGGTGTTCGCGTCGTGCTCCGCCGCCCATAATAGTCTCCTATCGATTCATGTTTCGAACTGTGCTTGCGGAAGCGTAAGAGCCAGAGTTCCGCAGTTTCTTTTCTTCTTCAATTTTCAAGGCGCTTTGAACTGAAGGCTGTGACGCTGAAGTCTTTACCATTGACTTAGCAGTTTGAGCAGCAGGTTTAGCTTGTTCAGTTTTTCCTTGCTGTTTCAAAATAGCCTTCCTAAACGCTTCACGTACTTTAGGATCTCTTTGGATCGCGGCCATCGCCATTGTTTAATCTCCTTCGGATAATCTAGAAGCAACCCAGTCCACGACACTACGCTGACCAGCTTTGTACATGATCGTGTTTAGATCTGCACCGGGTTGTGGGTTTGTAAGTGGAAACCGTTCTTCTAGTTCCGCTAGAAGACGATCTACCGTCAGTACATTAAGCGTACTGAGGGAGGTTTTGATTTGCATGTTCAAAGAACGCTGGCATCCGAGCACGTTTAGTTTCGACAAGCTCAGGAGCTTTGCCTTCATACATTAAGCGATCGCTGGAATCCAGCCAAAATTTTTTGTTTAAATATTTATTGGTGTTGTTAGCCTTGAGAGGCTGCATCACCCAATTAATGGTTGCCTTGCGGAGCTTATCGAGAGAAGGGCTATAATCGAGCCCAAGCTCACGACATACCAGGCTATTCGTAGCAACGTGGACTTGCTCATCTCTGCTAATGTCAGCGGATACAGTCCTCAACGCCGCATCTCCCGTAAAACGGAAAAAGGGTAGGAGGACAAAGAAAATCGCACGTTCGGCAACCAACGCCTTGAGGATCGTGTGATCCGGATGAGCAATCCAAGCGTCGCGGAGGCGTTTGCCTTCTTCTTCAGCTTTCTCATCAACACCCATGGAGTTGGTAATATAACCCAGTGCAAGGTCGTGCTTGATTTCGTCTTGGACGTTGGACAGTAGGAGCGGCCGTGCCAACTCTGGTACATCATGGTTGAGAGCATCCGAGATGAAGTCACCAACTGGCAGTTCCATGTGTCGGATAGCCAAGGCGCGGTAGATTACCTCTTCCGCACCTTCGGTCACCTTGCCAGCAGTGGTTTGGACAGGAGTCCAGGTTCTTTTTCTAGAAAGTAGTTTATCGTAAGGGTTCATTCGCCGCAATTACAATCAGGAGCAGGATCATTAAGGAGTGACTCCAGGTAATCGTCCACTTCTGACTCGTCCAATGCGGCATATGCGCTGGTCTTGTCTTGCGTGTCACCCATTACCTGAAGCGAATAATAAAGGGAGGTCTGGTCAGATTCCAGCCACTCTTCGATAAACGCTTCATCATAGGTGATCACATCAGACCAGCTATTGAAGCTATAACCGTGAAGAAGTCCCGTGCTATCAAGCATCTTCATGATGCCGTTAGCCACACTAAAGTATGCATCCCAGCCAACTTCCGATGCGATCTCAACAGGACCGTAATCGTAGCTCTGGACGCCAAACGTACCGCTGTCGCGGTCTACTTGACGGGCGATAGGGGGTGCAATCTCTGGGGTGGCAGTGTAACCATCGGGGTCTTTGTACCGATAGCTACATGAAGCAGTAGGAGCAATAGCGAAGGCACGATCCATGTTGTTAACTCGTGCAATCGACGCAGCTTGTGCAATACCACTTTTAAGTTCAAGGGCAAGGGTGATGCCGGGGGTGAACTCAGTAATCGCGTCGCCACTGTTGACGACAGCAAGAGCTTCACCAAACTCTTTGTAACTTACGTTGTACCTTCGAAGGAGGTTGGCCAGTCCGAGCATTCCCAGTCCGACTTGTCGGTCGGTTTCGGGTGGCAGGTACTCTCCAGACTCTCCAACACCTGTCCGCCCATGGAGACTGCACAGCTCGGACATACCCGCAAAGAAAGCCGGTGCGATGTCTTCGACGTTACAGGCAGCGAGATTGATATGCTGCAGCAGGCAAGTTCCTCGTGACGGCAAGTAAACCTCAAGGCAGACGTTACCACGGATTCGTTTTCCATATGCATCAACTTTAGTTTTGTTTAGCCAGATATCGCCCTGGCGGATGCCCTGGAGCAGAGCCCGGCGTGTATCATCTGTAGCCTCCGCCCACCAATATTCGTTGATGTTGACACATCGCTTAACCCAGGGCAGTTCATGACGAGGAGCATTGATAAACTCCAACACGTCAGGGTGGCAGAGGTCAAGGTGGCACACAACAGCGCCATTTTTATAATGCCCTCCACGGCGAAG